AAAGCGGTGGCTGTCCACATTGGACAACCGCACGCGGCACGCCCATCAGCTTCTGGATGGACAGGTACAGCCAAACGGCAAGCCGTTTCGATCCATTTTAGGGGATATCATGTTTCCGGGCGACCCATCCGCTGCCCCTGCCAACGTCTACAACTGCCGCTGCACTCTGATTGCGGAGGTGGAGGGCGTGGATACATCAGACGCCCTGCGGCGGGACCATTGGGGCGTACTGCCAAACATGACATTCGCTCAGTGGGAGAACCACAAGCGCGGAGAGGGGTATTTGCTAAGATGAATTGTTCAAAAGAAATTGATGAGTTTGTTTCCGATTACATTAAGGAGTACAGAGTTATTGCTGAAGCTATGAAGATGTATTTTGGCAAAAATGAATATACTTCTGTTTTGAGAAGCGCGGCGAAAATCGCGTTAATGTGCAATGATTGTTGAAATTACCGACAACAGCGGCCTTGTAAAAGAGGAAATGCAGGCCGCCGTCCTGAGAGCCCTGGAAAAGTGCGGTCTGACGGCGGAGGGGTATTCTAAGCTACTGTGTCCTGTGGATACGGGCAATCTGCGCAACAGCATTACGCACCAAGTCCAGCCGTCGGAGCCTGCGGTGTACATAGGCACCAACAGCGAATATGCCCCCTATGTGGAGCTGGGGACCGGCAAGTATTACCCCGGTGGCCGTCAAACGCCCTGGGTGTACCAGGACGCAAAGGGACAATGGCACCTGACCCGCGGCCAGCGGGCCCAGCCGTATTTGAAAACGGCGGTGGCAGACCATGTGCCGCAGTATAAGGGGATTATTGAGGGAGAGCTGAAAGGATAAAGTGATTTTGAAATGTGGCATTTTGACAGAGGAATACACGGAATACCCACATACAAGATTGATACTTTAGAGGAATTTTTGTTTTGGGAATCACTTAAAGAAACAAAAAACAGAAAGGAAAAGGAGGCCACCACAATGCAAGTAACATACAACGGATTCACCGGAGCGCTGGTAAAGCTGGAACGCGTGTCAAGGGATAGGAGAGATGCGCCAATGGGAGAAAAATTCAGCAAACTTCCGTTTGACCTCTCTATATACGACAGCGAGAAGAACGTCACTTACTCCTTCACCGGCGTAAAGCTGGAGGATGTGAAGTTCTTGTGCGGAGAGGTGATGTTCGGTGGATAATAAAGCAACCGGGGCGGCACTATCCGCCGAATACGACAGCGTAAAGTCTGCCGCCATAAATGCCTTGCTAAAGGGGGAACGTGTGGAGTACATGGCTCTGAAAGGCGGGTTGAAAGTCACGCGGGTGCGGAGGGACGAATTGAAAGATGAACGTTGAAAAATGGAGATCGTGCAGAAAAAACAGGAAGTGTAAATTTTGCAAGAACCTTGTTTACGCAGATGTACCTCCAAGCTGCATTGCACCAAACACATGGTGTGGATCAAAAAAAGAAGTTGGTCGATGATGAACTGATGCGGCCATTTTGCAGGCTGTTCAAAGCAAAAATTTAAGGAGGCTATTACATGAACGAGCTTATTAAAATCGACTATTCCAACGACCGGCCTGCTGTGTCGGCCCGGGAGCTTCACGAATTTCTGGAGGTGGGGGCACGGTTCAATGACTGGTTCTCCAGGATGTGCGAGTACGGATTCACCGAGGGCCAGGACTATTACTCAATTTTGAGTAATAGGTCTGACGGCCTTCCGGGTAAGCCCAGGCAGGACGCCGCCCTTTCCATCGACATGGCAAAGGAAATCTGTATGCTCCAGCGAAACGAGAAGGGCAAGATTGCCCGGCAGTATTTTCTCCAGTTGGAGAAGGACTGGAACAGTCCGGAGAAGGTCATGGCCCGTGCCCTGCGGATTGCGGACAAGCGGCTGAAAATGCTGGAGGATAAGGTGGAAGCAGACCGGCCCAAGGTTTTGTTTGCCGATTCCGTCACCGCTTCCAAGAGTTCTATCCTGGTGGGCGAAATGGCGAAGCTCCTGAAACAGAATGGAATGGAGACCGGTCAGAACAGATTTTTTGAAACCCTGCGGGAAAAGGGCTACTTAATCAAACGTAAGGGAACCGACTACAACATGCCCACGCAGAAAGCTATGGAGCTTGGCCTTTTTGAAATTAAGGAAACTGTTATAAATCACGCTGATGGGCATACTAGTGTAAACAAGACCCCAAAGGTAACAGGAAAAGGCCAGCAGTATTTTGTCAACATGTTCCTCGGAGGAAGTGGAGCGTCATGAAGGAATTGAAATTCGCAGGCTATGACGTTATTCGCAGCCACGACTGCGAAAAAGATTGCGCCCTTTTTGAGAAGTGCAAAATCATATGCCTTGACACGGATATAATAAAATGTATGCACTTTGGGAACCAGAAGAATTTTGGGGCTTAAAGAAATAAAATCTTCCATTTCCCAGTAAAATGTGATATAATACATACAGAATTTAATATCGTTTGCCGCCGGTAAGCGTTCCGGCGGAACGTCCGAGCGTGGACATTCATTCCAGACATGGGGTGAGTGTTCGCGCTTTTTCTTTTGGTAAAATCCGCAGAGATCGCGGTTTTTATAGATTAACAAACGGCAGAGAACGCCGCCGAGAAAAAGGAGTTAATTTTATGGCACTTACAAAAGCACAGGTACGGGAAATCTTATCCGCCGCAGGTGTAGACAGCGAGCACATGGGGGAGGCCGTTGAAAAAATCATCGATGGCCACGTCGCCTCTGTGAATGCCCTGCGTGAGGAGATCGATACCCTGAAAGCGGACGCCGGGAAACTGGCTGACGTCCAAAAAGAGCTGGATACGGCCAAAGCTGAGCTTTCCAAGTCAAAGGACGACAAATGGGAGGTAAAGTACAAGGCGGTAAAAGAGGACTTTGAGGCCTACAAGGCCGAACGGACCAAAAAGGACGCCCACGCGGCAAAGGAGGCCGCCTACCGGGCGCTCCTGAAGCAGGCGGGGGTAAGTGATAAGCGCGTCGAATCCGTGCTCAAGGTCAGCGATGTTGACAGCGTGGAGCTGACAGACAAGGGCGAGATTAAGGGCGCGGAGAAGCTGTCCGCCTCCATCAAGGAGGAGTGGGCGGACTTCATCGAGACCACAGAGGTCCGGGGCGCTGTGACGCCGAATCCCCCTGCCAACATCGGCGGTCACACAAAGGCCAAAGAAGAGATCATGAACATCAAGGACACTGGAGAGCGTCAGAAAGCGATGCTTGAGAATCCTGACCTCTTCGGCATCTAACGAAAGGAGAAAGCTATGGCAACCGTAAACACTACGGCAGAAACCGGCCTGATTACGCAGGACAAAATGAAAAAGGTCCGCGAGGTAGATTTTGTTCAGCAGTTCCAGCACAAGAGCCTGGCAAAGCTGATCGAGGTGCTGGGCGTCACCCGGAAGATCCCCATGATGGAGGGCACCACCCTCTACTACTACACCACCACCGGCGAGCTTCAGGACGGCAACGTGGCCGAGGGCGAGATCATCCCCCTGAGCGAGTACAAGACCGAAAAGACGGCTATCGGCGAGATCACCCTGAAGAAGTGGCGTAAGGCCGCCAGCGCCGAGGCCATCAAAAAGTCCGGCTACAACGCCGCCGTCCGGGACACCGACGCGGCCCTGCTGCGGGACGTTCAGGTGAGCACCCGCAAGGACCTGTTCGACTTTATGAATGGGACGGTCACCAATTCCACCCCTGTGTCCGGCGACGGGCTCCAAGCTGCGCTGGCCGCCGCCTGGGGCCAGCTCCAGGTCAAGTTTGAGGATGATACCACCCAGCCGGCCCACTTCCTGAACCCGCTGGATATCTCCGACTACCTGGGCAGGGCCAGCATCACCACCCAGACCGCCTTCGGCATGAACTACATCGAGGACTTCCTGGGCTTGGGCACCGTGGTCATGTCCTCCCGCATTACCCAGGGGACCTTCGTGTCCACGGCGAAAGAGAACTTCATCATGTACTATCTGACCATGCACGGCGACGTGGCAAACGCCTTTGGCCTCACCGCCGACGAGCTTGGCCTGATCGGCATCAACAGCGGCTACCGCAATGAGGAGCGGGCCCAGATTGAGAGCCTGGTTATGAGCGGCATCCAGTTCCTGGTTGAATACGCCGAGGGCGTCGTGAAGGGTACCATCGGCGGCGCAGCTGCGCCCGCAAACGTGTCAGCAAGAACCACCAGCAAGTAAACAAGGGGGCAGTGTAATGCTGGAGCAAGTCTTGATCCATCTTCGCAATTGGTTTCAGTCCGGGATTTACGCAGATGTCTACACCATTCAGGATGGAAACATTACACTGCCCTTTCTGCAAAATGGACAGTATTTCCGTATCTGTGGCAGTGTGTTCAACGACGGACTGCACCAGTATGGCCCCGCTATGGAGCTTTTACAGGATGAAACCTTTACAGGTGCGGTTTGGGCACTTGCGATCCCAAAATCCGTGGTAGATTTGGCAGATGAAATCGCCGCATGGAAAGAAAAGTATGGAGCGGTCATTGACAGCCCCTACACCAGCGAAAGCTTCGGTGGCTATAGCTACAGCAAGGCCAGCGGCGCAGGGGACAGCACCGGCTCAAGCGGCTGGCAGGCGGCGTTCCGGACCCAACTGAACCCATACAGAAAGTTGAGGGAGATTTGATGGAACTGTCCGCGTTGACAAAATCGTTTCAAACTCTGATAGGCGCAGACTGTGACTTGCCGGATGCGGTGCTAAGGACATTGATGTCCCCGGCAAAGGACAGAGTTCTTTCTTCATATGTGGATATGGTGGGCGGCGATCTGCAGACCGATGAGCTACAAAAGATTTTCCAGTATTATTATGCTGACCGAAAAGAGAAAATGCAGGACTACACACCAAAGAGCATCGCAAAATTGTGCGCCGCTGCCACCGAAACAAGTGGGGGGATGGTGTATGACATGTGCGCCGGTAGCGGGGCGCTGACGATCCAGAAATGGTCGCAGGCTCCAGGGAAAACCTTCATCTGCGAAGAGCTGGATCCTCGCGTTATTCCGCTGCTGTTGTTCAATATGGCTGTGCGGAACATGGACGGGTATGTGCTGAACCGAAACGCTCTGACGCTTGAGTTTCTCAAGGGATACAAACTGACACCCGGAACGCGATTTTCCGAAATTGAGGAAATCCAACAGCCCCCCGATATTCTGGCCGATGAAGTCATTTCAAATCCGCCTTATAACATGAAATGGGACGCGCCCGCGCCCATGTTGGCAGACAAGCGCTTTCAAGGCAAGCCAATCCCGCCCTCATCAAATGCGAATTTCGCTTTCGTCCTGACGGCGTTAGCCCGCATGAAATCCGGCGGACGGTGCGCATTTGTCCTTCCGTGCGGCGTTTTATCCAATGATCCGGAAAGAGAAATTCGAGAATATCTGTTGAGTACCAGAATGGTGGAGCGCGTGATCGCTCTGCCGGATAAGATGTTCGAGTCCACCAGCATCCCAACCTGTGTAATTGTGTTTTCTTGCGGCAATAAGTCTGTGAAATTTTACGACTGCAGACGAAAAGCGGCGCAAGAGCAGCGCGACCAAAACGGTCAGTTCGGCGGCGCAAGCCACGAAAACAGGACATACCACAAGACGGTTAATGTTTTGCCTGACGATGTGATTGCCGACGTGTGCGGCGATTGTGAAAGCGTGGCGGAATTTTCACAGGTAGTCAGCGTTGAAGACATCGAAAAGAATGACTGCAACCTAGTTCCGTCGCGGTACATACCGTATCAGGAACAGGAAAGCAAACACCGCCCTTATGCAGATATTATGGCGGACATCAACCGCGTTTCCTGTGAGCGGAGCGTTATAAAAATCACATGCAACGAAACGCTCGCAAAGGCGGTCGGGCTGTATGAGGCGGCAGAGCTGGAAAAGCAAACGGACGATGCAGGGCTTGACAAAACCTTTCAGCTTTTGGGCGGCCATTATGAGAACCGCCGTTACATCACACTTACAAAGAACAAAAACGAGTTCAAGGTGGAAAATCAGGACAAAGAAATCCTGTCAAGCCTTATCAACTTCTTTTTGCCAATGTGGAAACAACATATTTTTTACTTAAACCAAGAGGAAAACCGCCTGCTGGCAGAACTGCGGGATGCGATGTTGCCGGAATTGATGAGTGGGAAATTGGATGTGAAATAATGAGCCTTTTGCAAGAATACATGGACCCCTGCCAGCTGATTGAGAAAAAGCGCGTCCCGGATGGCGA